TTATTGCTTTACGTTTCGACCAATGACCACCGGAATACCAATCGTTAAGACTTATCTTTGGTAACCCTACTAATTTTATCTGCATGAATGTTTTGTAAATATTCGATGTGTTGTTTTTTGTCTCCATATTCAATATGGCAATCCCGACAAACTGCCATTAAATTAATAATGTCATTTTCTAAATCTTTTCGTTGTGATCTGGCTAAAATATGATGAATGTCAGTTGAATTTTTACCGCAAATTTCGCAATGTATAAAATCACATAGATCATATTTAAAAAACTGGTAATAAGTTTTAGTGTAATTTTTCATTGACTTTTATTATTATGTCTTTTCCTGTTAAAGTGATTTTTACTAATTGATCAATATACTCATATCGAAAAGAATAGTAATCTTTTTGAGCCATTGTAAATTTATAAAAATCTGGTAGTTTTTCGACCTCAATTATTACAGGATTATCTTTAATTAACTCCGATAATATCTGTTCCATTTTAGTTATTTAAAAAGTCCTGATATTGTTCCCTGAATGTTCGATCTGTTTCTAAATAGTTGCTAATTACCTTAACTGAATTGAGAACGGTTGAATGATCCTTTTTGCCGAAATACTGACCGATTGCCTTTAATGATTGATTAGTATGTTTCCATGCCATATAATGCGCCATTTGTCGCCAAATACATTCCCTTCCAGTTAATTTATTAATCTGATCGACCGTAAATCCTGATTCTTTCTTAATACGATCATCTACCTGGTCAATACGATATTTAAACTCTTTAACAGGTACTAATCTGGATTTTACTTCGATTAAACAAATAGCTTTGATCTGATCTAATTTATTATCTTCCGTTAAGTCAGGATTTATTAATATTCTGGCTATTTTGGTTAATTTATCTTTTTGTTTCATGTTTTGGTTTTTAAGTATTCAATATGTTCTAATCTTGATCTTTCAATATTTTCTTGCTTTATAATTTTATTTAGTTTTGATATTCTCCAATCTATATAATGAACTATTCTTACTTTGATATTTTTGGCTAGTTTTACCCTCATATACCAGTCAAATTTTTCATGTCCATTTTCAGGATTATAGTTAAATTCATAAGACTGTATATCGTTTTTAATTTCTTGTATTGCTTCATTAAATTCAAACCTCCATTGCAATAGCTGATCTCTATCGGTACAATCATCAATTATTTCGTACGATAAGCCCGTTTTATTATCAATTACATTTTTAATCATGTTTAAAGTTTTAGCGAATGACCAGATAAAAATTAAAGTTCGTTTGATATTGAAAATTCTTTATTAGCGAACAGCGATGCAAGACCTGTAATTTGCTTAAGCCTTAACAGTTCATCCTTATCCATTCCGATATGCTTTAAAATCCAAGCGTCAGACATTCCAGACTCAACCAATTCAGCAACAATATTGCTCATTAATTCAATCGAATGTGAACCCCTTGCCCTATTGTGCCTGATAGTAGATGCCATACGATTTGACATATCCTTTTCAATAACCACAACCGGAAGCATACCATTTTCACGATCATAAATCCGCTTACTTGTTTTTAGTACTGTGTAACGATGATAACCGTCAACTATCTCATAAATATCTTCATCCGGTATGTAATAAGCTACAACTGGCATAGTGTAACCATCTTCCCATATTGATACTTCCAAAAGATTCATTTCAGGAGGTGCAACTGCATTCGGGTTATAGCTGTTAGCCCTGATTTTTTCGATTGGAATACAAAGCACGTTATAAACTGGACTTTTGTATTTAGACTGTTCGGTTTCAAATAATTGTTTTTCCATTAGATATTTTTGTATTTAGTTTCTGCATTAGTTCTTAATAGCACTTCTGTTTTTGTTAGTGAAAATCCCATAAATTTACATAAATGATCATTTTTCATTATGCTTATACACATTCTTTTATAGGTAGGTATTTCAGTAAATTCTGTTATGTCAATATCATCTAAATATTCCATGCAGACAGGTTTTTTATCTGTTTTATAATTAGTCGAATCAATTACAGTAAATTCTATATTTAGACTCTTTAGTTTTTCAATTACTTCTAAAGATAAAACACCACCCCTTTCTTTCCAAAATTTTATTGAAGTATCAAGTTTTTTTTTATAGTTATTCGATGAATTTTCTGGAAGTGTATTTAAAAGAAACTCCATGTAGCTTTTCCATGTGTGACCTTTTGGAAGTTTCAAACTTCTCCAACCCATTGCAGTCGTACCGCCGTATATTCCAGTAAAATTGACACCATTAACACGACCAATTAACTTTCCCCATGTATGAGGCTCAATAATTCGATAAAGTTTTAAACTATCTTGAGCTGTCGAAAGGAAAGGACTTGCTACCCTCATCTGGTCAATTGTAATTCCAGCTTGATAATAAATGTCGTAGAGTTTGTTGTACGTCCAGTTAAATTTTGAGTTTGCAGTCCAAACGTCCTCTGTAATCCAGTCATAAATTGGATAAGCATTGTAAACATTTTCGCTCATCTTTTTAGTATAATTTACTTTCTTATACTTGTTCGTATTTTTGTCTGAATGTATTGCCCTCCATCGGTTAAGGCTTTCTTGAGTACGAATACCTACTAAACAACAAGTTTTTTTAGCGTTCGTCTTTTTATGAATCCAAGAACTAAATTTATCCTGAAATTCATAATCCCACATCGACTCATCATAAAAATCAAAGTCGTTTCTTGAATAGCAAACTTCTGGAAATTTAGACACCCAAATGTCTTTTTTATCTTCATCCCACGGTCTCCAGTAAGTGTCGTGCATTGAAGTACAGGTAGTAACTTTGAAAGGAACAGCGCACCTATAAATATCAAGAATATCGCTGTTTTGTAGTAATGTTTCAGTAACGTATTTAGTTGTAAATTCGTATTGCGCTTCATAATCTAAATGAAACACACCTAGTTTTCGATCAAGTTTATTTTTTCTTATGTAGTCAATACAAAGATTTAAAAGCACACCTGAATCCTTACCACCGGAAAACGAAACGTAAACATTATCAAATTCCTTAAATATAAAATCAAGTCTTTTTTGTGTTAAGTCGTAAACATTCATAGTTTTAGTTTTAATTGCAAGTCTGGTTTTATTACACCTCTGTCGATTAGTTCAACTCGCTTAAGATCGTTGTATGCTTTACTTTTACTTTTAGTGAATCCAAGCGTTAAAAGGTTATTATCATTTTTAAGTATTGCAAGGCATATTCTACGATATGAAGGAACTAAATCGTTTTGTTCTAATTCTATTGGAGCTGCATCTGGAATTCCAGTTGTATAGCATCTATTTTCCCACTTTTTGACATAGGTTTTAATCTTATCCTTTGTTCCCATAATTTAATGGCTTTATCGGCTTCGTTGTTTGCTAGTTTTTGTTGTTCAAATGTAAGGGTTTTCCACGCTCTACGAACTAAATATTCAGGATAATTATATGCTATACAACACGCCGCATGACCTATCCACGCTTTTCGATTTATTGAAGTATTTGAGAGGTTATTTTCACAACAGATATGCCATTCATCAATTACTCTGATCATTGCTTTGCCGTATTCAATATGATTTGCAGTAAATTGAATTATTGAATCAATGTTTTCAGCTTCATATTCTTTAGTTTCGTTTCTCCACATTCCATTCAACAAATCTTCCCAAAGTTCGTACCTATGGAATATCTGTTTTATTTTGCTTTTCATTGATAAAGTTTTCAATTTCGGCTTTTGACGCTTTAATTAGTTTTGATGTGTCATAAGTCGGATGCCTTACATATTACGTTTCAATTCCGTTATAATCGGTTAGTAATAGAATAGATTTTGATATACCCCTAATAACTAAATCAGTTTTGAAAAATAGCTCTCCGTCAATAAAGCGTTCAACTAAAATAGTAGGTGCTGAGGTTAATCCAGATAACGCCTCGACTTTGGCATATTTCAAAATAGCTTTAGGTTGACCAAATTGTTTAATCATTTGCGGAATTGTCAAACTTCCATAAACAGTTATAAACTTTTCAGAATTTAACTGATCTAATTCTTCTTGATGTGACGTTGATAATTTTTTTTCTTTAACTTCCATGTTGGTTAATTTTAGTCATTTCTTAATTCATTTACTTTCATTTTTTTTTCTTTCTCAGTTTGCAAATCTATTCCGTAATTTAAAGCATAGGCATCGCAAACGTGACTAATATCTGAAAGTTCTTCGTTTTCATTAAACTTATCGTTATTCAATAAAGCTAATTCAAG